TAATTCTTAGATGGGGGCAGTAGATCCACCACATACCCTACTGTCTCCTTTTAAAAATCACTATATTTTTGCCTAAAAACTAGTATAGTAGTATAATGTTACAGAAACTATTTTTTCAACCTGGTATTAATAAGCAAATCACACCGACCGCAGCTGAAAGTCAGTGGGTTGGTGGAGATAATGTACGGTTTAGATATGGTGTTCCTGAGAAAATTGGCGGCTGGGATCAACTAGGGGCCGATAAACTTACTGGAGCTGTAAGAGCTGTACATCATTTTTTAGATAGTAATGGTGTTAAGTACGCTGCTCTAGGGTCTAACAAAATTTTATACGTATATTCTGGTGGAACATATTATGACATCCACCCTATCAAAACTACTTTTACTGAAACCAGTTGTTTTACTACAAGCTCGTCATCTGCCACTGTGACAATAACTTTTTCTACTGGTCATGGTATGCAACCTGGTGACATTATTAGAACCAGTAGCGTAACGATAAGTGGATCTACATTTACAAATTCTGATTTTGATGATCAAAGATTTGAAGTAATTACAGTTCCAACTCCTACCACGATTACTGTAACAATGGGAGAGACTGAACAATCGGGCCCTATAACAACTTCAGGAAGTGCAACTATTCAATACTATGAACCGGTAGGTCCTTCTCAACAAGTTAGTGGACGAGGTTTTGGAACAGGTTTATTTGGTGGAACAGTTTCTGGTCCGGCGACCACGACTCTTTCTGCTGGAATCAATGCAGCTGTAACCGATATTCCTTTAACTAGTTCTGTTTCTTTTCCAACTTCTGGAGAACTTAGAGTAGATTCAGAAGACATAAGTTTTGCGGCCAATGATACTTCTACAAATATTGTCAGTGGAGGAGCTAGAGAAGTTAATGGTACAACAGCTGCAACGCATAGTTCGGGAGCCACGGTTACTAATATTTCTGGTTACATGGCTTGGGGTCAAGCTTCAAGTGAGGACTTTATTATTGATCCAGGTTTATGGATTTTTGATAACTACGGAACAAAACTAATAGCTTTAATTTATAATGGTAAATGTTTTGAGTGGGATGCAGATGCAGGCAATCCCACTGGAACACGAGCCACGGTTATTTCAGGAGCTCCTACAGCTTCAAGACACATGATTGTATCTACACCGGATAGACACTTAGTGTTCTTTGGAACAGAAACAACAATTGGAGATACAGCTACACAAGACGATATGTTTATTAGGTTTTCGGACCAAGAAGATATTAACACGTACGCACCTAAAGCAACCAATACTGCTGGTACACAGAGACTGACTGGCGGATCACGGATCATGGGAGCAAAGCGTGGTCGAGATGCAATTTATATATGGACAGATACAGCCTTATTTTTAATGAGATTTGTAGGTCAGCCTTTTACTTTTACCTTCTCACAGGTAGGAACTAACTGTGGTTTAATTGGTAAGAATGCAAATATTGAGGTTGATGGTAACGCCTATTGGATGTCAGAGAATGGCTTCTTTAGATATACCGGTAAACTTGAATCCTTATTATGTTTAGTTGAAGACTATGTTTATGAAGATATTAATACTAATGCTAGAGATTTAATTAATGCTGGTCTTAATAATCTATTTGGTGAAGTATCTTGGTTCTATGGAACTAGTTCTTCAGACTCTATTAACAGAATAGTGACTTATAATTATCTAGAATCTTCCCCTCAACGTCCAGTATGGACAGTGGGAACTCTTCCTAGAACTGCTTGGTCTGACTCAGCTGTATTTGATAAGCCTCATGCATGTTATTACGGAGCATCTGATGATGCATCTTATGATGTACAAGGAAATACCGATGGTAGCACTATTTATTATGAGCAAGAAACAGGAACCGATCAAGTAGTCTCCGGAGGAACAGTCACTGCTGTTCTAGCTAATATTGAATCAGGAGATTTTGATATCACTCAAGATGCCAAAGAAGGTATAACCTTTAGAGGAGATGGAGAATATTTAATGAAGATAAGAAGATTTATTCCTGACTTTGTTTCTCAAACAGGAAACACTCAAGTGACATTAAACTTAAAAGACTACTCTAATAGTAGCCAAGCAAGTTCTCCTTTAGGACCCTTTACCGTAACAACTTCTACAACTAAAGTAGATACTAGAGCACGAGCAAGATCGGTAGCATTGAAGATAGAGAACACAGGATCCGCACAAAATTGGAAACTAGGAACATTTAGATTAGATGTTCAAGCGGATGGAAGAAGATAATGGCAAAGATAGTACAAACACTTACAAGAGCAAGCGCAGAATATGACGAAGTTGTATTCCAGTCTTTGATAAGAGACTTAGATGCTGTAATTGAAAAGCTTAATTCTACATATCAAGCTGATGTGAAAGATGAAGTTAATGCGGAGGCATATTTTTTAAACTAATGGCTGTACAAGGTAATACATTTATAAACGCAAAAAAGGATCTTACAGATACAAGTGCAACTACATTGTATACTTGCCCTTCAGCAACTACGGCTGTTCTTAAATCTATTTTAGTTAGCGATGACTCTGGATCAGGAGATACCATTACTGTAACTTTAACTGCTGGAAGCGATGTTTTTAGCCTATTTAAAGTTAAAGCGGTTAGTGCTAACACTACAGTTGAATTACTTACAGGACCTTTGGTAGTTCAAGAAGATGAAATATTGAAGGTCACAGCAGCTACAGCTGATAGGCTTCACGTTGTAGCTTCTATTTTAGAAATTAAGCCTAGACAGGTAGTAACATAATGAATGAAACAGTTAAGGTTAATGGTAAAGATGTGCCTCTTATTAAGGCCACAGACGTAGAAACAACCATAAAAAACAAGAAAACCGGAGAGATATATAAGAACGAACAAGAGTGGAAGAGCAAAAACATCCCAGAGAGTGATGTTCAAAGAGATGTTATAGTGCATGCTCCAGGACTTGATTTGTTCCCCAAAACAAAGTAATGTAAAAGTTCAGGTGAAATTCCTGCCTTTTTAATAACTTAATTTATACAACTATGGCGATAACAAGATTACAATTACCTCGAGAAATGTACGCAGAAGGCGAATTAGTTGCTGGAGCTGCCCCTATTAAATACGAAGGAGACATGCGACCTGAAGCACAAACGGCAAGTTATGGTTTTGATGATGCTATGGGAGAAGCTAGACAAGCGTATGAAGATTATAAAAAAAGAGGTATTATACCTCCAACTTTAACTTTTGAGGAATTTTTAGAAGCATCACAAGAAGGCGGTTTTTTTGAAATGGCTGACGGTGGAAGCATTAGACAAAATTATGGTCTTGGAAGTATAGTTAAGAAAATTAAGAAAGTTGTAGACAATCCTTTTGTTCAAACAGCTTTAATGATGAACCCTGCTACAGCACCTTATGCAATGGCCTATTCAGGAGCTCGAAGTTTAAAACAAGGAAATCCAATGGGAGCTTTAATGGCTATGCAAGGAGTGGGTGGTATGCCATGGGTGCAAAATAAATACCCCAACTTTCCAGGAATCCCTCTTGGCGGACACGGAGGCGGAGGCGGAGGCGGTAACTTTGTAAGAACTGACTACGGTGATTATGAAGACTTTAAGAATGTAGGAAAGATTGACACAGGTTCATCTGGAGTTAAGAGAACACTTGAGAACCTTTTATTTAAGAAAAAAGGAACGGATGATTGGAGTCCTTTAAAAATTGGTACTGGCGCGATGTTAGGTTTAGGAGCTATCGGTATGGCACAAAAAGCAGCTAATGAAAAACAACCTAAAATTGAAGACATGATTGGAGATAGAGGAAGTAAAATTGGTTTAGATGATATTCAAATAAAAGTTCAAGCTGCTATTGATAGTGGTGATAAAGAAACTTATGAAAATTTAAAAGTTACAGAGAACTTAGCGTTCTTACCACCATGGGAATCTATTAAAAAAGCTGACGGTGGAAGAATAGGTTATGCTGCAGGCGGACAGACTTCTGCAGAAATGTTACAGATGACTGAAAAATTAAGAGCAGAAGGTAAAACAGAATTAGAGATACAACAAATTTTAAAACAAATGTTTCAAAATAGAATGAGTTTTCCAGGACAAGGAATTATGTCACAAGGTCAATCAGGTCCTGCAAGTTTCATAGATACAGTTATTACTGAGACTGGAGCATCGGGACAAATGCCAAGAACAACTGACAGTGCAGCTATTAGAGAAAACTCACCAATAATGC